GTATTTCTACAGGAATAAATAAGCTCGACCAAATGACTCATGGTTGGCAACCCAACAATCTTATAGTGGTGGCAGCGCGAACCTCAGTAGGAAAGACTGCTTTTGGCTGCGAGATGGCTCTAAATGCTGTCAAGGAAGGCAAGAGAGTTTTATTCTTCTCATTAGAGATGAAGGCTGAGGCAGTCATGCGCAGGCTTATTTCGAATAAATCAGAAGTTCCTGTCGGATACATAGTTGATAATACTGCTCGCCCCGAGGATATCGCAAAATATCAGTCGGCAATGGACTGGATGAAAGACCGAAGCTTTTGGGTAGATGACCGTGGAAACATCAATACAGCTCAAGTGAAAGCAAAGGCTAGGAAGTTCGCACGAAAAGGACTCGATATGATCGTTGTGGATTACGCGCAGAAAATGCGACCAATCAATGCGAGAATCCCTCGAGAACAGCAAGTCGCTGAGATTGCAGGATCCATGAAAGACATTGCAATGGAGCTAGACATTCCAGTCATCCTTTTATCACAGCTAAATCGTTCGGCAGACGAATTGAATCGTAAGCCAAGATTATCTGACATGCGGGAATCAGGATCACTAGAACAAGATGCTGATGTCTGTCTCATGCTTTGGAGGAAAAACGATGACCCTGATGAAACAATTATATCTTTAGAAAAGCAACGCGACGGTGCATGTGGTGACATCGAAGTGTGCTTCAAACCAAAAATCCAGAAATTCACACCACGACCTGTATTACATTAATATGAGCGCATTAGCAAAAGCAACATTCATGGGTCGCCTCACAAGCGATCCGACAGAAAAAACGATTGGCGAGTCTTCCCTTGTCACTTTCAGCCTAGCTGTAAACCTTCCAGGAAAGGGTGGAGAAAAATCTGCCCACTTTTTTGATTTTGAGGCATGGCGAGGAGCTGGCGAGTACATTGCGAAGTTCGCAAAAAAAGGTGATTCCGTTTACCTAGAAGCTGATCTTAGGATCGATACCTTTGAGGATAAAGACGGCAAGCCCCGTAAGAAAACTAAGTTTGTGGTTAAGCCCATGACCTTCATGTTTCAATCCGGCGCGCAAACACCTAAAGGGAGCGATTCCGAAGGAATCGCAAGCGGTTCGCAATTCAAAGCCCGTAAGCCTCAGACTGCTGACAAGGTAGAGGATCCTGACTTGGGTGAAGATGTATCCTGGTAATGGCAACATTACTAACAAAAAATATTTGTCGGGAAACTGGTGTGGAGGATGGAAACGGCAGAAAACTGATAATCACAATCAATGCAGAAACTAACGAGTTGGAGTTTAAGCCCAAAGGCAGAACAGCAAAGGCAATGGTTAGCCTTCCTATTTCGAAAGTTTATCAACTAGTAAAAAACGCAAATTAATATGGCAGAGGAAAAAAAAGAAAAGGCTCCTATTCAGCAAACTGAAGAGGAAGCAAAACAAAAATGGGAAGCAATGTCTGTTGATGAAAAGATCAACACCATTGCAAATAACGCGATGTCTCGACAAGAGTCATACCAACGGATGGAAGGAATCCTTGAGAAAATCCAGACCATAGCTGTACGCCTCGAGAATCTTGAGCTTAAACAAAAGCTTGGGGTTCAAGACGGTGGAAAAGAATAATTCTAGACCCGAACAGCCGAGTGGGGGGGAAGTTAAAGTACCTCTCACTCAAGCTGATCGAGGGTATTGGTCAAATCTTAAAAAAGAAGTGGATGAGGCATGTGAATACTTTTGGTCGCAAGATCAAATATGTGGATTCACAGACGATGGGAAAAGAATTAGTACAGGAATACCTAGACGGATGACCCAATTCAAAGGAAATCATGAATTCTCGCTTTGAGATTCAACATTTAGAAGCGAAAAGATTCTTACTCACTAGTTTAGCCAACCCACAAAATGTTCACTTAGTAGATTTAGACGAGTATGACGGCTATGGGGAATGCTCATGTGAATATTTTACATACAAGATTGGCCCGCAATTAAAGAAAGGAAAAAAACCATTAAAGCAATGCAGACATTTACGCTCAGTAAAGACATTAATTCGACAGAATTCACCTTCCCAAGATTAATTGGGCTTACCGGCCCTAAGGGTATAGGGAAGACTACTTTTGCTAATCGCATAGGTGGGGAAATTTTGAGTTTATCAACGCCGATCAAGCAGATGCTTGAACTTATAGTTCCGAAGATTTACATCTACGAGGAGAAGGAAAAGCAGATACCAGGATTCCCTGAAGGAATAACTGCAAGAGTTCTCATGCAGCGACTAGGTACGGAATTTGGGCGAGCATGTTACCCAGAAATTTGGGTTAATCACACAAAGATAGAAGCTAATCGAAGGATAAAAGCTTTTGAGTCCGTAGGGTTACAAGGTGCGCGAGTAATCGTTGATGACATTCGATTCAAGAATGAAGCAGAGATGGTTCACGAACTAGGTGGAGAAGTGTGGAAATTAAAACGAGAAGGTTATTTACCGAAAGAAGATAGTCATTCATCTGAGAATGGCTTGACGGAGGAACATATAGATAAGGAGATTATTATAAATGAGTAATGTAAGGTCTGACTGGGGATTTATACTTCTGTGTCTCGGTTTGGTTATGCTAACAAGCTACTTTTTTCACGCTAATAAAAAGGAGAGTTCAGTAAAATCAGAAGGAAAAACTTATCGATGTCTATCAGCACCGAAAGCAGGGCATGGGCCTTGCCCTATAAGTGGATGCCTAGCCATTCCAGCTAACCCGAAGGAAAAGTAATGAAAGAATTAGTAGAGAAAGTAGAGCAATGGCATGAGGATCGGAATTTGATCTTAGGATCAACCGACAAGGATCAGGTGTTAAAATTAATGCAAGAGCTTGGGGAGTTGAGTGACTCTATCTGCAAGAGGAACTGCCCAGCTGATGATATAGGAGACATGTTGGTCATAATGATTAATATCTGTAAGCGAAACTTCATTACCTTAGAGGAATGTTTAAATACTGCTTATGATGACATTAAAGACAGAAGAGGTGTGATGGTCGATGGAGTGTTTGTTAAGGAGGCAGACATGGATGAGCAAGTACAAGTCTAGAGATTTTTGTGAGGGGGAGAAGCTTCCTAGAACTAGTCAGTTGAGTATAGCGATGACAGTAGATCAAAAGAAGGAGCTGATGCAAAATGCTCACAGGAAAAGGAAGAGTGTCTCGAGATATGTTCGAGACATATTGAAAAAGAATGGTTCTATCTCAGGGCCAAATGATTGTTAACGATAAAGTAATAAACACCCTACTGCATACATTATCAGTTAGGGAAAGAGATGCATTAGTATTTCGATTCTGGGATGGCTATACTCTCAAAAAAATCGGTGAGGAGTTCAGTGTTACTAGATCAAGAGCAGACCAAATTTGTAAAAAGGCAATTAGGAAACTAAGAAACCCTGCTCGGATTAGATACTTACAATTTCATGGATACATTAAGCCAGTTGGACGGTTTCCATGGGAGTGTGACATGACTGAAGAGAAGATCATTGAAAGACTCAAGGTACTAGAAGAATTATCCATAAAAAAATACCCTAAAAGGAAATCTAGGATTACTAAAACCAAGAGTATAAAAGATGAACCAAAAGCAGTTGATCGTATGCTTGTTCATTTAACAGGAGATGTCTGTCATTTACCAGAACCGAGGCCATGGATGAATTTTAAGTGAATCAGGGTCAGATCAAAATTGATCTAAACCAAGCTGAATGCGAAATAGTTCGCTTCATAGCTGAGGGGCGAAGATCGGAAAATCGTAAGTATGGGGTTAAAGACTTACTAGTTGCAAAGGAAGACCCTTTGCAAAGGGACATAGAAGGGTGTGGAGCAGAGTATGCATTTGCTAAGGTATATAATCTATACCCACCTACCGATCTTCGCCCCAGGGCAGGTTCGCCAGACTTTGTCATTAAAGGTAAAACGATTGATATCAAGCAATCTGATTACAATAATGCTCGGCTAATTGTGCCTCCTTACAAGATGGAGGATGCAAAAGTTTGCGACTCATATGTGTTGGTAACTGGTAAATTACCTAATTATATACTAAGGGGTTTTGCAAAAAGGCATCAAATTTGTAACCAAAAAAACTTGATAACACTTAGGTCTTTGGTTTATGCTTTGAGTATCAAAGAGTTAAACCCAATGCCTAATTATGAACATAGCAACATATGCAGTTGATTTGCCTAGCGAAACAATACAGGAAAGGCTAACTTCTTTGCGTAACTTCTTAAATGTTACTATCGACATCGAAAGTGATGCTCGTAGAAAAGCAGATGAGATTCGCAAAGATATAGAGCAGTTAGAAGCTCCGAAGTTAGAAGAAGTAAATGACGATGAACTCTGAAATCATAATCGTCACTATACTTACTATCCTTTTTTATATTACCGCTAGGCTATAAGAGAAAGCCCTTTTCTCTCGCCCAGGCTGGGTTCTTATGAATCTGGTCATGGCATCCTCGGCAACTTGCCAACCAAGTGTCCACATCCAAATAGTACTTACCTCTTCCTTTTATGTGATGGACGTCCGTGCTTTTTTCTTTTCCACACACTTCGCATATGGACAATGTGGCTAGGAAGTTCTGGCGCAGTTCTGAGTATTTCTTCATATCTGTCGCCATCTTCTTCGACACCCTTCTTAAGGGAGTCCTTCTTTTTAGAGGCCCGCTTCTTTTCATTTTTCAATAATATGGAAATCGTAAACTCTTATAATCTGTGGCATCACAGCCATCGCATGCTCGAGGCTGATTTCGTAAAAATACCAAAAAGTTTTCCAATCAAAGCTTTCTCCGTTCACCTCCGCGATGATGAACGTTTCTTTCGATTCCCAGATGAATGTATGGACTCTGTCTTTAACCATTGATTCCATTGGTCTAAATATATACCAGCATCTCCATGATTGTCTGCTTTTGTAGGAATATCTGGTAATTTACCAGTCTTACTCAATTTAGCCCCAATCTTTTGATAACCCATTATCTCTGAGAAGTACTTTAAAACCACCCCGTCCCCCTCTGAAATCGCTCTTATCTCCCTGATATAGCCAGGATCCTTCACGCCCCTCATTATACAATAATACCCCCCCAACGGGGTAGAGCATTCCGCACAGCCTCTTCAAGGGTATCAAAGACACCTTCTGCGTTTCTCCACTTACCTTCGTAAATAGTTATTTTCTCATCACCTACGAATACGCTTAATCCTTGTGAGCGTATCGGAAGCTGCCCATCCAATTGGTCTGCCATAATATTCCCTTCCCCAACATTTGTCATAAATTATATTACTGAATGGGACATAACATCCACATCCACGGTTCGATCCGTTACTTGGCCGGCATCTCTTCAGTTCTGCATCATATATCGGGCATTTTAGGCAGATTTTGTACCTTCTCTTCCATTCTTGGACATCTTTTACACTTCTGCTTGTTATATAAGGCAAAACCTTAAATACTCCTAATAATATGCGATAAGTAGCCAGTAGGCTTGGGTTTTCTATGCGAAATACCCGAATGAACTCTTTTATTCTCCTCAAGCGAAAGCTTCTTCCTCTTCGTAGGAAAATATAGGCTGTTGTTCGTCTTTAAATAAGTCAGAAGTCTTAAACCCAGTAGAATTAGTATCCATCACTTCCTGTAAATCCACTGCATCCCCTGCCCCTACCATTTCATCTAAAACATCTGCTGACTCAACCGTAGGCGCTTTTCTTACACTCGTGCTGTTACCCTGATTTGCGCCAATGCTTTCTGCAACTTGGCTTCTATCTGCATCAGTAGTCTCCAAAGTATCTGCATTCGCATTAGCCCTCGCTCCAGTGGATTTGAGATTCAAATCAGACATCCTTTGAGCTAATGCACCCTCACCATATTGATCTGCAAAATCATTTCTGTCACCCATGTCAGATAAATCATACTTAGTGCTATCCTCAGTTGTTGTAGTTCCTCCTGGCACCATACCCGTACCTTGATTCTGCACACCATTACCTATACCTCTTTTGTTCCCAACAATAGGTACATTCTTACGAGCTTTTTTATTACTCTTATTTTTCTTTTTTCCACCACCTTTACCACCAGCTCCAGCACTAATGTTTACATCCATACCGAAAACATCACTCGCAACAGAAGCAGGTATACTAAGTGCATTACCAAGAATAGAAAGTGGTGCACCAACAAGACCTTTTAAGCCTTGTCCAGCCATCCCCAGATTTCCATATGCAAGACCTTGACCCATAAGTGCCATAGAATCTGGCACACCCATAACTGTACCTAAGAGAGAATTTCGGTCACTAGAACCAAATAAGTAATCTCCTGAGCCATCAATTACATTACCCATATTCAGAATGCCTCTTCCAAGGAAATTATCACCAACAGCCTGACCCACACTTGCCAACCCTCCACCAACTGTATCTGAGACGAAGTTAAGTGGCTTCAGAATAGCTCCACCAATATTACGCAACCCGTCAGTAAAGGAATCGACTTTGTCATAGAATGTCGGAGTACCAGCATAACGAACACCATTTAGCATTTCATTTGGCTGACCATATTCATTCTTACCAAATGCATCTATTGCTCGCTCACTACGCATTAAAGCTCTTTGTTGAGCACCAGGAGTCATTGCTACACCAGCTTGATTAATGGCAGTTCCTATATTGGGGGCTTGTGCAGCTAACATTCCTGGAGTAGTAGTGTCAGATTGATAACCCCTCTTCGCCCCCATGTTATTAATGCCATCAGCTATCATGCTACCCATGAATGGCGTCTTGCCCTCAGGACCAGCAACCATTGCCCCCTGGGGAATAAACATAGGAGACATAGGATCAACGTACTTCTCTCCCTCAATCGTATTATAAGAGTATGACCCGATAGGTAAGTCCGTCCCACTAGGTTCTGCTATCGAAATCTGATCAATTCCTGCATCTACCGCACCAATCAACTCATTACGAGTACTCAATAAATTACTATATGTAAGTGGGTCTATGCTTTCCCCACTTTCTAATAAATGCTGCTCAATACCTACAATCGCTGTATTTGTGTCAAAGTCATTTATCGACCCATCATCATTAAAGGTAAGCAATCCAATATCTTCCAATAAACCTACCTCAACTTGATCTAGTCGCTGTATGTCAGCTATCATTCCAGCCTCTTCTAAGGTCAAACTAGTGTCACTAAAAGGATCGTAGGTACTACTAAAGTCATCTATCTGACTGGTTAACTCTAAAGTATTTCCAAAATCTAAATCTAAACCACTAAGACCCGTGTTGTGTTCAAATTGTGGTGAGTAAAGGTCGCCAACGCTTATCTGATCCAAATAACCTGGGGTCATATTTGAATATGTATAGTCCAAGTTGTCCAAATTCCCTGCATTAGCAAAAGAATCCGTAAAGTAAGAAGAGGCATCAAAGTTACTTGCCGCTTGTTCTGCAAAGTTTATCGGCTCATAACTATCAAAGACAGAACTTGTATCAAAGTTCGTGTAATTCCCTAAGTAATCTCCCCCTCCTCCTCCTCTTGGCAATACGTACATGTTACCTATATTACTTGGTTTCACTTCATTGGTCAAATCCTGAACGCTCCAAATGATTCCCAGTTTAGGAAAGTTCAGAAACGGTGCATATATATATACACGCGCGCGATCCTGATTCCCCCCAGGCACCCCCTTGTAACCTAATGCGTATTAGGTAACACATATGCTGTAAGTTGTTGATAGCCAATAGTTTTATTCGTGGCGTTTCTATAGGTGTACCAAGTTGGTGCAAACCTAATAAACCAAAATATCAAAATATCAAATATCATGAGTCTAGTAATTCAATCAAATAACCAAGCGAACGCAATTGAGTCAATCCCACCACAAGGTAAATTTATTGCAAGCGCTTTAATCTCAAAAGTATACACAAACGATAAAGGGGAATTAAAAGGCGGGAATGAAGTAGGCTATCAAGTAAGCTTTTCCGATATCAATATCCTATCCAATGAAATGAGGGAAAAATTAGAAAAAGATAATAAAGATTTCTTATATAATTGGGACGCCTTTGAAACAATTTCCAGCCAAGTCAAAGACTTGACACCTTCCAAAATTGGCAAGGCATTAAATGAATTGCTCGCGGAAGACTTTGGGAAAGCCCCAAAAAATGGAGGTGAAAAGCGCTTATCCAATAGCCAAAAGAATAGATATATTAATGGTTTTTATAGCGGTATCAATAGGCTTAAAAACTTGATCGAGGCAAAATGCAAAGAAATTGAGGATCACGAGGAATTAATTCCCACGGGCTTCATTATTAAAAATAATGGTGAATCAAAGCGCACTTATCAAAGAATGAGAAAAGTAAGCGAACCACGCCATCGCAAGACTGAGGCGCAAATACGTGAGCAATTAAAAGCAGAATTAATGGCGGAACTCAAAGCAGAACTAGGCTTAGAGTAAGCCAATTCAATCCCCTTTGCCTAGCGTTGGACTAGGCAAAGGCAAGGCAATCGTAAACGTGCCACGCAATGCGTGATGGTGGCAAGCCCATGCGAAACGTGAGTCAATT